TGAGGTGCAATGTTTGAAGCTTGATAAATATCAGCTAATGCATTTGCTTCTTCAGCAATAGTTTCAGCTAAAGTCATGATTTCTGTAGCTCTCTGAGCCGTTAAGACATGTTTGTTACCCCATTCATCTGTGTATTCAATATCTTTAGTTTTTAAATTAACTTTGCCATGCATACGAGCTAATTTTTCAGAATTGCGTACATATCTGAATGAAAGTTTGTGTTCATCTCTGTAACCTGCATTATCAGTCCAGGTGCCAGTTAGGTGAGAAGTTCTATTCTCATCATTTGTTAATTCAACAGATGGAACTAACGATTTAATTGCTTTTACAATTTGCATTGTTGTAAGGAAATTAATTAGTGTTGGGTTGTAATAGTGCATAGATCACACACTAGGACTTACATTTTAGAAATGCCTAGATGTGTGTGCAAGTAATGTTACTTTTTACCGCCATTAATTACAGATAATTTTGTATTGGGTATATCTCGAAAGATAATCCATTCATCTCTGCAATTTTCTTTTCCACTTTCACTTGGAATTGAAAAACAAAAATTAATATCAACTGGACAATTAGAAAGCCACTGATGATAGGCTTGTTGTCTAGTCATTGGCATTAGATTTCTCCTTTTGTTTTTTAAATTGGTTTACAATTTCTTGCAGCCTAATTATGTAATCGGTGTCAACACCATTCTCTTGTTTAGCAAACTCAATAATTTCTTCATCATTCATACGTTCAAGATCAATTTCTCTATTTAAAGCAAAGATAACAGTATCTATTTGATCTGTAGAGATAATAGTATCTATTTGATCTTTAGTTAGTTTCATTAGTTTTTCTCCTTGTTGTTTGATTTAGGTTTTAACCAAATAAGTTTTCCTTCTTTGGTAATAATGTAAGATTTAGTTTTTAAATACATGATTATTCCTCTGGGTAATCACCTAAAGCACCTTCGGTAAGCACGTCGTAACCTGCTCGCCAGCTTTCTTCATTTAGTAAACGTTGATGTTCTTGTTCTTCTTCATGCATTTTGTCAATGTAATCAGAATCTTCTTGAACACAAGGTCCACATTGATACCCAGAGTATTCGTCTGTTTCAGCAGGTATTCGATTAATGAAACCTTCTTTAGTGGTATCTGTTTTGATACCTTTGGCATAGCAATCTACACATAGATCACCAATGTCTACTGGGTTATGAGTTGACATTTTTCTTCTCCTTTTTTGAAAAGAATTTAATAGTGCATGATTCATCAAAGATTGATACTGAAGCATTGTCTATAACTTCCCATTCAAATGGGCAATCGTTATCGACTAGAAATTGGAATAGTTTTGAATTGTTCATTGATTTTAATCTTTTTTTGGATACTTACCGTTTTCAATCCAGTGAGCCAAACTTGCAATTTGTTCACATACATCTTTAGGTTCCCAGTATTGAAACGGTTCCCAGTTATTATCTTGAATCCATTTATTTTGTTTTTCATCATCCCAGCTGAAATATTCATCAGGACAATGATTGGATAGATAAAAACCTGATGCCCATTGAAAACATTCATCTTCAAAAGATAGTTTTGTATTAGTAGTCATTTTGTTTTGTCCTCCTTTGGATGAAGAATGTAATCCTTTGCAGCCTTAGCTTGTTTTAAGGATTGTTTGAGAATAGATGGATCTTTGCGTAAGCATGTAATCCATGATTGTAAATAGTTGGCATGATTTTGCGTATCTGAATTAATTTGTAATTCATCTGCAATTAAGAATGCACATAACTCAGCTACTAATTCTTCTTTGGCATAGGTATGTAAACCGAACATGCCTGACATATCACGCTTTAGACGTTTAGAATGCCCAGTCGAATGAGCCAATTCGTGTCCCCAGGTGGAGTACAAGGCATGAGCAGAGTGGAACTTTTTACGTTCAGGCATTGTTACTATATCTAGCGATGGAGAGTAGTAAGCCCTTTCACCAGACCATTGGGTTTCTAACGTTTCTCGACGGTGATATGCTGCAAATACTTTTTCGCAGTTCTCCATACGTTCTGGTTCAGGTTTTGGTTTCTCTGCTTCTCCTTGATGTTTAGCAATGTATTCATTTAAACCTTCTCCTTCTATTTCTTTAACATTAAAGATAGGAATAAAATGAAATCCACCAGTTCTAGATTCTTTTATTTTTTCACCAAAACTATTTTCAACTTCAATTTGATATTTACTGGGGGCACAGACATAACAAGCTTTAGATCCTTTACGCATCTTCCAGCCTTTAATTTTTATCTGTCCTCCTCCAGCCCATAGAGGTAAAGGATAACCTCTAGACATTTGATAAAAGGATAAAAGTGCAGGATTTTGTCCTGTATAAAAATTACCACTAAGGAAGTTTTGATGTTTACCTCCATTAGTACAATCCCATTCTTTTCTCCAAGGTTGTTTACCTGATTCCATTAGAGTAATTAATTCTTCTACTAATTTTTCTTCTGGAGTAGGTTTCTTACTCTTGGGTTTTGCTCTTGATTTTGAGCGAGTTGTTGTTGTCATTGTTTTTAAATTGTTGTTGAAGTTTTAAAGCAGCGGCTTCAGCGTCTGATCTAAGGGGATATGTAGTCCCCCAGTAGACGCTTTTACCGTTGTAGTACCAAGGTTTAAATTCGTTGAGAAAGCCTTTAATAACAGGCTCAACACCACATTTATCTGGTACTAAATCACTAGGTTGATAGGAATGAAATTCCATTAGGATTTAACTGTTTAATACAATGATTAAACGTAAAATTATCCCAGTGATTAAAACGTAGTAAGACCACATAATCCACATACCAATTTGGTTGTGTTTAGAGCCACGTTTATAAGGATGTACAGCTAGATGAGGAGATCTATCCCAACCATCTACCATATAATCTTTGGTCTTAATCATAGTCTTCACCATGATCGTATTTAAGAGCTTTATCAGAGAACTTTTTTAGTTCTTCAATAACAGCATCAGGATGCCAATCTCTATTGATTGCATCATCTCCAAAAGCAATCTCATAAGCTTCTTTAATAAACTTTTTAACATTTTCAAATGCTTCTAAAGATTGAAGATATGGATGTGGTTCTCCTTCTTCTGCTTCATCCCAGTTTTCTATTGCATCATCAAAGTCTTCTCTTTGTGAGAATTCTTCAACGAAATTAAAAAACTGGTTGATTGATTCGTGGATAGTAGGTTCGTCAGGATAGCTCATGATTTAGGTAGTTTGCGATTGAAATTCCAATGGTCAAATCGTTGCCATAATAAATAAATTCCAATCAGAATTCGTTTAACAAATTCTTCCAGGAACAATATTGGTATAACAATGATTTCAAATCCAGTCATGATCTTCTAAATTTTCAAGATGTTCTTTAGTATTAAGGACTGAATGATAGTTATGCCAATCATGATCCTCTAAATACTCAATATTTTCAGTTGCTTGTTGGTAGTAATCAGTAGTTGGAGTGAATGCAATAACATCACCTAAAGATTCTTCTATAGGTTTTGTAATTTGTTTACAGGATTTACCTGTTATACCTTCAACAGTTTCTTTAATACGTTTTCCATCAGCACTGATAGTGTATTTAATAGTTGTTTGAGACATTAGTGTGGATCAGAAGTTGGCATAGGTGGAATAATCATTGCTTCTTCTGAGAATGATCTTCCTGGTGCAGGTGGAGCACAAATATCTAAGTATTTGCGATCACCTTTCTTTCTTCTTAGAGCTTTATTTTTCTTAGCTTTAAGATAAGCTTCTTCTAATGATGTAGCTCTAATAGAAACGGGAGTTCCAATTGTTGATTGGATTGAGTTGTCATCTTTATCCCAAGTTTGGTAATAAAGACGAGCTGTGTAAAGAGTAGTCATGCTTAATCTCCTTTAAGGTCTTCATAGATTCTTTTACGTTCTTGATGTGTAAGATTTGGATGATCTTCACATACCATAATCCAGATAGGATCATCTGGATCATTGTTTCCTTCATGACTCATTTTTAAAATCCATAGAAAAATTAATACTAAATTCTGTGTAATTATCAATGTATTTTGTAATTTTAATTGGACATTTACTTAACCATTCTTGGAAGTCTTTGTAATGTGCTTCATGAAATGCTTCAGTACTATTCATTAGTTAAACTCCTGTATCCACAATCCATGTGATGGAATGTGAGTTGTTATTTAAGTAGTTAAGCCATCCTTTAAGAGTAAAAGGACGATCTTCATCATCCTCAAACTCAATTTGAGCAGTAGCATCTATTATTACTGTTTGATATTCATCTGGATGAGATAACTCAGGTGGATTGTAAACAGCTGGATTAACTAGATGTTCATGTTCAATTTGTGCATTTACTTCTACAAAGTCTTTCTTTACAGAAGGTATTTCATTTAAAGAAATAACGGGAGCGTTAGTGATTTCCATCATTGTTGATAACTATTTAGGTTTGTTTTTAGCCAATCATGGAGTGCTATTGAAACTATTTTTCCTTCTGAGCATCCCCATTCTTCAGCTAAGTTTATTACTAACTCTGCATCTTTTTCAGTTGCAGGTGTAATTTGGATACGTCTTATTGAACTAGGCATTAATTACCTCTTAAGTAGTAATTAAAGAAGAGTAAAGTTGTGACAATAAAAGATGATTCCATAAAGGCACGAATTAGATTCATAATTGGATACCTGGTAGATTCTCTTTAGCCCACATTCTTGCTTGTTCATCACATTTCTGTAATTCACTCATCTTGAAACTAGGAGTTGATTCTTCATCTTCATAATGAACACCTCCTGGTAGATAAAGATCAGCTTTATTCATTTTTCTAAAAGCTTCTAACAAAATTACTTTGTTAATAGGATCAGCTTTTTGAAGACATTTTGCAAAAGATTGGAAGAATCCACCTCCAAATGTTTCTAATGCATTAACGATTCGTCTGTATTCGTAAGGAGACATGAGATTAAATTAGGGTTGAATTTGTAAGCAGTTTATTGCGTCTTACTTAGGACGCTTAAATTTAACTAAAGAAGTAAGATGCCAGCCATCACATTTAGGACATGAATAAGGACGTGTTTTACCACGCCCCTTGGATGCCATGCGAGCACCGACAGCTCTTGCTTCTTTTTCATTTCTATACAAGACCTTCTTGCATTTGTAACAATATCGAGTGAAGTTAGATAACTTACCGACATCTATTAATTCACTAAGATCTTGTAACCTTAGTCTTTTCATTCATCAAAGTCTTTTAACTTAATGTTGCGTTTGGAAAAACCAGTACCTGGTATTGCAATAGAGCCACGTACTCCAGACTTACGTCCATTAGCAGTGAAACTTATTGGTCCAAGTTTGAAGGTTTTTGAGAACGATTGAACTCCTCTTTCTGTGACATTAAATCCGAAGATTGTTTTGTCAAAGTTGATCCAGGAGCGTTTCCTTTTAGCCATGTTTTTGAATTGTGTTGAGTTGTAGGTCGCCAGAGGGGACTATTGTATTCATTCATTTAGTTCATCATTTGAGATTATCATCTATGCCTTTTAGATGATGGTTTATCTTTTCTAGAGAATCATTTACACGTTTTAATTCAGAATGAATTTCTCTTCCGTGAAAATCTAATCTAGAGATTTTCCATCTATGAGCACCTTGATTGATAGCTTCTAGACGTTTATGTTGAACATGAGCTAAAACAGAAGAAAGAATTAGTGGAGATGGAGTATTCATTTAATAGTCCACCTCGGCTTTCTTACAGTACGTGTTTGCTTTTTACCAGTAGCATTGTACTTATCAGTCATAGTTAGCCACTGAGCATCACCTATCTTTCTGCCATACATATATGCATTGACAGATTGACCAGGTTTAGGACCTGCTGGTTTTAGTTTTTTGAGTGTAAAGTCTGTAGCTGGTTTCCACTCTTTGTCTTTCTTTTGCTTCATGGTTTTTGCGAATGTGTTTAAGTTTGAGATTAAGATTACAGAAAAATTCTGTATTAGTTTCGCATAAAGATATTAAATGTTCCATTTCGACTAATTCAATTAAGACGGTCAATTCTTCTTTATTTAAACTAGTCATAAGAACATTAATCCTCAAAGATTCCTTGTATCCTTGGACCAAAAGTACGATCTATATCTTTATAAATGATACGATCATAATGTTGGTGACGAAGCCCATTAGTTTCATCTTGAACTTCAAGAAAAACTCGATCAGCTTCTTCTAAGGAGTTACAAGGAATATAACCTCGCCTAATTTCATAAACGTTGATTCTCCAAGGACCTTTATCTTTATTACTGTTTTCATACCAATTGTTGTTATTCATGCTGGATGATTAGGATGAGAGTTATCCATAAATAATCTTATTAATAAATAACAAATGATAATAATTAAAGCAATAATAAAACTATTCATAGTTCTAAATCTTCTTCAAAGGCCATTGTTTGAACATCACCAGATCCTTTACCTTTAATCCAATAAATTTTCTTAGTTAAGCCTTCATGAATCTTAACAATTCGGTAAGACTTACCTTCTTCTAAACCTTTATTGGTAGTAGTAACTGTTGCGGTTACAGTATCACCTACTTGCATAGTTGTACCTGTGCGGATGGGTTTCTGTTCTTTTTTGGTGAGTGGATTTTGCACACATTTCAGCCAATGAAATAGGAGGTTCTCCATAATTGGTAATTTCAGCATCTGATGGTTCTGGATGTAGTTCCCATCCCAGTTTAGTAGCTGTGCTTAGTATCTCTTCTCGATTCATATCAGTGGTGTTATGTTCACTGTTATCTTCTAAGAATTCAGCAGCTCGATCTTCATCATCTGCAGTGGAATCATTTAAAACAGATTCAAGTCTTAGTTTCTCCCAGACATGTGTTGTAAGTATCAACAATTCTTTTAAGGATTCTTCTTTGACTTCTTCATTGTCAAATCCATGGGAAAGAGTCATGTACTTTCTAGCAAGTGCTACAGAGAATTGTTTCCATGTAGATTCAGGAGTGATACTACTGTGAGTAGGAATAGGTTTCATAGTCTTAGTAATAGAAATTTCTCTTGGTTGTTTCCCCCGTGGGGGTGTGGGGGAATTTAGGGATTAGACGGGTAACGACTACCAAAATTAGTGGATACCCATTCTTGTATTGCCTGTGAAGCAATCTGTGCGATGGGTATATCTTCATGTTCAGAGATAATACCTAGTTTTTTGTAGGTATCATCAGGAACAAGTACATCTTTGATTTTGTAGTAAACCATTAGTTTGATTCTAAATCCCAGTGAGCAGGAGGATCTTTTGGATCATAAATAAAGTCTCCATTCTTAACTTCTAATCCTGTTAAAGAGTCATAGCCTGACCATTCTTCAGGGTTTGAGTTATACATGGCTTCTTTATCATCTGAAGGTAAATCTTCTTCAGATAAACTGTTCATTCGATCCTCAAATTTGTCTGCTTCTATAAAGACATTATCGACCTGAATGTCTTTGTCATAGTTTGTGTCTGATTGTTTCATTGCATTAGGGAAATGAATGTCAAAATCATCTAGATTCTTTACTCCAGGTGGGAGTGGTTCGTTAAAATGGTCAGTCATGAATAAATCCATTTGATAGGTGAGTCAGATTCAAATATGTAATCTATATAGACTTCATACTCATCATCGTCATATTTAGTAGAACTTTCTTCTTTAACTTGTTTAATAGTTGCTTCATGTAATTCTTCTATTGTCCAAGTACCTTCATAAAAGTAAATACTTGGTTCTTTAAACGCTTCATGAGCAATAACTGCATAATGTTTCATTAAGTTACCTCAATAGTGTCATAGATTTCTACATCATTACTACTGAGTTCGTTGTAATAAGGAAAATCTTTTTCAAGAACTTTCTCTGCTAATGCAGTAGCTTCTCCTTTAGATTCTGCTTCATAAGTGTTCTCATAGTAAGTAGTACACTTAGCAAAAACTCGATAGGTTTTAAATTCTTTAGTCATGATTCGTCCTCTTCAACATCCCAATACATTGAGTAATTATCACCTAATGAACCCCAGGTTTTATCAGTTGCAATGTGTTTTGCATCATCTTCATTCTCTGCTTCAATTTGATAGCAGTTAATTTGATGTAGGTAAACTCGATAGTTTTTAGTCATAAGTTTCATTTAAGTTGAATTTCATAATCAATAGATTTAATGCACCAGCCTGATGCATTTGTGAGTTCTTCGATTAAGTCATCCTCATCATCTGCTGACCAACAACCAACATGTTTACGTATAACATCTTGTTGCTCATCATTAGTCATGGGACATTCATAATCATCTTTGAAATCAAAATCAATTGATTTAACATTAAAAAGCATTAAGTCATCTCCATTTGACGTTGTTGCCATTTCAGAAAGGTACTCTTTAAAGCATTCTTAGCTAAGAGCTTACGAGTTGGATCTTTCTGTGTATAACGTTTCTTAGGACGTTTAGTTAATCTCTTTGGTTGTAGTTCCATAGTTAGTAATAAACAGAAGTGAATAAAAAGCTGGGATCATGTACTTCGACTTACATGACGACTTACATAGATGTATAAGTATGCAGACCTAATTAATCTCTTTACGAACCACCATAAAGAGACCTACATCTAATGCCCAGCTACGCTAAGTATTTATAAACCTGGGTGCTAATACGCTACCGAGGGGGGAGGGGAGAAGCACTTAAACGATGTCCAAGATGCTTAGAAATTTTACCTGTATTTTCATGCTTAATCTCATAGTAATAATGAAAACGACCAGCTGAATTACTTTCACGGCATACCTTAGTGATATGACCATAGATTGGATTTTTAAAAGCTTTAGTAGAACCCATATTGTTCTTCTTAAAGACTCGATCACCTATTTGAAAGGTTTGTCCAACAATGGGTCGTGTCATAAAATTACTATTAATATGGGATCAGCATACTAAAAATAGGTAGAAATGACAAAGCCCTTGGCGATTAAACCAAGAGCTTTGCAATAATTAGAGAATTAATTAATCAATTGGATGATTATGAAAGTCTTCTAAGATACCAGAATCTGCTGGATAATAAATCCATAAATTAACCTTATGAATTAGATCTTCTATAACACGAGCAACAGTTAATATTGTTTGATCATGTCGATAGATAATGGCAGGATACGTATCTCCTAATTGAAGAGGAGAAATACGTTCTAGTATTCCTTTCTCAAGACAACAAATATCTTGATAGTATCCATCTTTAAACCAACCAGCATCTGGGTGGATATAAGTTTTATGAGGATACCGTTCTAATTCTCGTTCTTGATTTATACGATTAAACCATTTCCAATCAGGACCATCATCAGAACTACAAGGTTCTGCATAGGTATGGATAATAGGTTTATCAGGAAATTTTTGCAGATAAAACTGATGTAATTCTACAAAACTTTCAGCAACATTAGGTTTTGACTCAGTAAATGTGTCAACTACTATGTCGTTCATGGTTGATGTTGCGATTGAGTAATAACCTGTCTCGTCAGGATGGGTGGGTTAGTTCCCATCGACTCCCCGAAGGGAGTTTCGACTATTTAGCCATAGTCTTTACCTTTTCAGTTGTACTGGTAACTTCAGGTTTGCCAAGTCTTTCAACAACTGCATATCTCAAACGCATTTCAGGCATTTTGAGTGTATGCATTACTCCTTCTTGATCAACATAGTGATCTCTAATAGTGCGTCTATCGGCACTACCATGGAAGGCGACTTGTCTACCTTGAAGTTTGGCACCATCTTTATGAGCTTTATAAAGACCGTTCTTACTTCTAGCAAAGACCTTGAGGAGACTATCATCAAGATCGCTAGAGATAATTTCGATCTCTAACCACTCATCATTTCCGTTCTTAGCTAAACGAACGAAGCTGATGTTTCCAGTACCTTGTACGGTAAGCATGGTATTAAGTTGAATTGTGTTGGAGCCTATCCCAATCGTGTAGGCAGAGAGGATGAACCTCTCAGGGAGCCAACCCTTTCGGGAATGACTCCAGGAGAGAATCAACTAGATTTCCACGTTCTTAACCCTCGT